AACCTCATTGGGAGGCATGAGGATCGGGAGAGGGTTCTGGACTGGATGAACACCCACGGGATCAACGTCAACAACGTTCCCCTGGACTTCCAGGTAGAGATCATCGACAAGGACCACATGGAGATCGAGGTCTACGACGTGACAGCCAATGGCCAGAAGAGCTGGGACAGTGAACGTATGCAGCCCAAGATGCGCTGGCTACATGTGAACGTGAAGACCCCTTTTCCCGAAGATCTTCTAGAGGATTGATGGTGGTGTAGTGTCACCACCATGCCACCAGAGAAGAAGCTGACGTTGCGACTCCCAGAAGACCTTGCCGAGATGGTTGAAGAGAGGGTTCAGAAGACCAAGCTCTCTCAGAACGAGATCCTTGTGAGAGCGATCAGGTTTGGTCTTATGTCCAGGGGAGTGAAGTTCAGGAAGACCACCATCGAGGAATACAAGATCTGAGGGCGTGTCCTATGTACATTGAGACGAACAGAACATAGGTTGGTGACATGGACTGGTGGGAAGCACTCATCATCTGCGCGGGAGTAGGGATCTTCATCTTCTTCCTTATCTCATGGTTAGCGAGGCCACCTAAGTGAGCGGACCAGGACCAATCCACATCATCGTCTGCAGCGCCTGTGGTCAGCCATGGGATCGCCACATGGCTCTGGCTGAGGAGTACTCGGTCAGCTATGAACATTGCGTGATCCTGTTGAAGCAGGCCAATCAAGGCCCTCCTGGTCCTCCAGGTCCACAAGGTCCGATGGGATCACCTGGGCGTGATGGGGACATGCCGAGGATCTATGGAGGCCCAGCACTGTGAAGTTCGGGGATCTCGCCAAGTACAAGATCGACTCTGGTCTGATCGTCTCCCCTCGCCATGAGAAGTGGCTGGAATCAAACTCCAACCCTGAGTACTCCATCGAGGCCCTCAACTTCATGGCCACCGAACTGAGCAAGAAGCCGAGAGACAGGCGAGGAAGCGTCTCAGCGTCCTCTCTGGGCTCCTGTAGGCGTCAGCAGCAGTTCAAGTACATCGGACTACCTCAGCTCGCTCCCAGCCCCAAGACAGCCCAGATCTTCCAGAACGGGACCTTCATGCATCTGCGCTGGCAGATGGCTGGTCTCACTGAGGGCTGGATGTGGGAAGCAGAAGTACCAGTCGGGAAGAACAAGTACCGACTCTCTGGCACACAAGACGGCATCGCCTACGAAGGCTCTGTAGTAGAGCTGAAGTCCACTAACTCCAATGGCTTTGGCCGAGTCATGTCCTTCGGCCCTCTCGATGGTCACACCTATCAGGTGGGGACCTATGTACTCACCACAGGTGCTGAGAGAGGGATTCTCATCTACGAGAACAAGGACACCCAAGACTTCAAGGAAATCGTCCTCTCCAGACAAGAACTCCCTCTTGAAGAGATCGAACGGGGAGCAGAGGACATGTGGGAGCACATTGAGGCCCAAAGGCTGTATGAGCCCTTGGCTGAGTGCGAACTCAAGAGTGGCTATCGATATTCAGGCTGCCCATTCCGCAAGCACTGTCTTGTGATCAGGGATTGGGCTCATGCAGAGGAGTTAGCAGATGTGGGATCAGATTGAGAAGTACGCATACAAGTTCACCTACTGCCCGTACTGCAACGCAGCGCCGGGTCTGTGGTGCGAGACCAGTTCCGGGAACGAAGCTCAGTATCTCCACGGTGAGCGTACGAGGCCCTGGCAGGAGTGCTGGGTAGACGGTTACCAGAAGGGCGAGAACGAGGTTGTCGAGTGGTATGGACGCCTCAAGCCGCAGGCACAGCAGGCGCAGCCAGCTTGATGATCAAGCGCAGAGTAGCCGCCCCTACTCATGTCCAGTTCGGTCAGAAGCTCACGGAGGTACCCCTTGGCACGCATCTTCCGCCACCTGAAGAGATCATGGACGAGCTACTTGAGTATTGCGACGTTCTTCTGGGTCGCAAAGACCCACCTATCGAAAGCCCCTATCTCCAGCTCGCAGAACTCGCAAGCGCCTACTACGCACGCGCCTGTGAACTCGACATGCTGCTGCACGAGGAAGAAAGATCAGGGCGGGTTATCCGTGGAATGGATTACTACCAACTCCGCACAGGTGCCCTTCGGTCTTTCCTGGAAATGAGCAAGAAGATGGCTGATCTGGGGAGTAGACGACTCACTCAGGAACAGCTCCTCTACAACCAACGACACGATGCAGGTGAACGATGATGTACAAGGTTGAGTTCGAAGTAGTGAAGCAGAACGAGTTGTACCGGTATTCGAACGAGAATCCGATCTATTACAAGAACACCACTCAGACAGTGCCTAACTCAGAGATCCCTGATGAGCATTGGTCCAAGGCTTCTCGGGAGACAGAAAGCCCCTGGGATCAGTACAACAACCTGAAGAAGTGGGAAGAGGAAGACAAGGGGTTCGTACGCAACGTCAAGCTATACAAGATGAAGAGCGAGCCTGAGTGGGAGGAAGTAAATGAGTGACGCGCAGATCTACCACATTGACCCCTTGGACCAGCTTGCCAAGGTCCGACAGAAGCAAGCCCTCCTGCGCAGGGATTACCATCATTGGATGAAGAAGTGTGTTGAGGCTGGGTACGGGAACACCAAGATCGCTCGACACCTGAAGATCTCTGAAACAGCAGTTCGTCTATACCGACAGAGGAATGACCTGTGACTGAGCGGATTCTGGTCTTCAACTCCTATGTGGGCAACCACCAGGAGAACGAGTTGGTCCAGTGGATCAGGAATCTGCATCCCGATGTAAGCCTGATCTCTGAGACAGGGAACGCTCACGTAGCCTTGAGGAGAGCCGGGTTAATCTTCTTCAACAAGGACGAAGGGCCACCTGTTGACCCCTCGATCCTGGTCTCTAACGGCAGCAAGGTCGATCAGGCTGGTGGAGGACGCCTTACTCCACGTATCCCTCGTGCTGAGAACCCCAACATGTGGAAGGACCGTTGGTATGTGCGTGTGCGCATGGGTCATCGCGTCTATTACTCAGTCCACGCCAACGCCGTAATCGGGGCCAGAGGCAATCAGCAGGGCTACACAGGCGCTGGTGGTAGAGCTTGGGCCAAGGGGATGCGAATCCTCAAGTCCAAGATCAAGGCCGATATGGAACGCGGCTATGCAGTGCGTGTCGGTGGTGACATGAACTACCCCATGGGAAAGGGGCCTTGGACACCACAGACTGTGTTCGAAGACCTGGGGTTTGAGTACCACCAAGACCGAGTGATGTGGCTGGCCTGGGATCCCAAGTACGACAAGGTTGTGGACCGAAAGACCCTTGGTGTAGCGCCGGGAGCAGATGCTCACCACGCCATCATGGTGATCCTGGACTCTCGTCAGGACAGCAAGCCCAAGCCTGAGCCTGTGAAGGTCAAGCGGGTGATCGTCACTACCAACACAGAGGACGACAAGCCTGTGAAGGTCAAGGACGACATCGCCTGGGTCACAGAGAACTGGAAGCCTGATCTGTGGGCCTTCCAGAACAGCGCCAAGTACATCGATGACCTACGTGCTGTTGAGGGCTATGGAGTGGCTCTACCCCCGCGTACGAAGAACGCAGAGGATAGGCAACTGCCGGTCTTGTTCAACAGCAAGCAGTATCGCCACGTCGGGAGCAAGAATCTTCCCCACAAGCTCGCTTCTCACCACTTCCGGGACCGAAGCACTGGTGATTCAGTCTATGTAGTCAACACACAGCTCCCTGAGCACATGTCCCCAGAGACCAAGGACCACATCAGTCGCTTTGCTCAGATAGCTGAGGATCGGGCTGATGGTGACAGCTACGTCTTCTGGGCAGGCGACTTCATCGAGGATCGCAAGGATCAGGACAAGCTGATTGAGGATGCAGGTCTACTCAGCGCATTCGAGGAACTGAATACCAAGAAGGACCGGCTTTCCATTGGCTCTGTAGTCGCAGACAAGCGGGTCAAGGCTGTCAGCGTTAACTCTGCTCATGGGTCAATCAAGGCCGTTTACTCCATCACTACGGATGGCGGTAGGGACAATGATCCTACTGATCCGGGTTCTGAGCCTGACCCCGAGCCTGCTAAGACACCTAAGTCGGAGAAGGACAATGGAACAGACCTCGACCACTCAGAGTGCTGTGGGGGATATTCAGACCATGAAAAGTAAGGTCAAGATCCTGATCTGCCCTAAATGTGCAGAGGATGTGCCTATTGATCCGCCCTATTGGGTATGGATGGGTAAGTACTACTGCAGCTATGAGTGCGCACGTATGACCATGGGTGGCCGCATCTGAGACGATTCCTTCGTGAAGAAGGCTTCTGTGGTCTATCGCGCTCCCAGCGATGGACGTATGGTGGAGATTAAGTGCGCATCAAGAAAAGAGGCAGAAGCCTTCGCGGACATGGTGCGCAAGGTAGATCCGCGAGCTGAACCAGAAGTGATCGAAGATAAGTGATCGTTGGCGGAATAGACCTGGGAGTACGTAAGAGCGCGTACTCGATCTACGTCAACGGCAGGATGACCCACGTAGCTGATCTTCAAGTACTACAGCACAGTCGCAACAGAGAGCTTTCTCGCCTCGCCTATTGGACCAAGGAACGACTCAAGGTCTGCGACTTCATCGTGATCGAAGAGCCCCTTTTGGGCCGAGGAGCGCGTGCTTCTCTACAGATCGCTCAGACAGCAGGGGCAATCATGACCATGTTCCCGGAGACCAGAACCGAGCTTGTCCCTGTCTCTGTGTGGAAGAAAGAGGTCTGTGGGAAAGGAAACGCCGACAAACAATTTGTCAGAGAGTGGCTTGAGTCTGCATACCCAAGTTACGCTGCGCTGTGTGGATGTAATCAAGACCGGGTTGATGCAGCCTGCATCGGACTCTACGGAGTCAAGCTTGCCGACCGCAGCCGACAACTGGCAGAACTTTGATGACTTCCTGGAAAGCCGAGAACAAGAACCGCCGCTGATCGACAGTGAGCGGTTTTTCTCGTATTCAGTAGAGGATCTATATCCAGCTTGGCAGAAGCACGGTAGGTGCTACGGAGTGGGCTCAAGCTACTTCTTCGGGGACGATGAGCAGCAACCCACGATGTCGATCAAGCAGGTACGCCAAGCCTCCAAGCTCTGTGATGTATGCCCGGTCTATCGCGAATGCTTACGATGGGCACTAGAACAGAAGGAAGAGTACGGCGTCTGGGCAGGTACCTCTGGCCGCGTCAGGCGGAAGATCCACCGCTTGCTGGATAACGAGAAGGTCACGATAGACCAAGTAGTAGAGGACTTCGCTCATGGAAGACGAGACATCGAAGGAAGTGGAGCAAGCGATAGAGGGAGCGTTAGTCAGCTCCCGAGCGGAGGAAGCGTACAGGCAGAAGCTGTCGGGTAGTTCGCTCTCCGAGATCGCAGATGACCTGGGCTACAGGTCCACAACTGAAGTCGTACACGCAATCAACTCCCTGATGAAGCAGGGAGCTGTATTCATCACTGAGGCGGGACGAGCTGGCTTCCTCCAGATGGAGCTGGACCGACTCGACATCCTCCAGACCAAGGCATGGCCTTCGGCTATGACAGGTGATCCCCGGTCCATTGAGGCTGTTCTGAAGATCATGGATCGCCGGATCAAGATCACTGGCCTCGACAGTGTGGACACCGCTACCCAGCAGAACACCGTACTTGTGATCGGTGGCCAGGAGCAGGACTACCTGCAGAAGCTGAAGGAGCTGGCTGGCTCTCCTGACGATGATGGAGACGAGGAGGTCGCCTAATGCCCGCAGCTAATGTCCCCTTGGTAATCGACCAGGGCGAGGACTTCACCGCTCAGATCGTGTGGACTGACGACTATGGTCGCGCCCAGAAGATGGTTGACCCCATGCGTCTGGACATCGCTGACAGTACTCAGACTGTGCTGTCCTTGACCACTCCTGAGACCACTCCTCCTGATGGCGAGATCCCGGAGATCAGCTACTCGACTGATATCGGGATGATCCAGCTCCATATCTCCTCAGAACAGACCGCAGCTCTCAATCCTGGGCTCTACCAGTACGACATGTTCGTGACTGTGGATGATGGTGGAGACTACGCAGGCGAACAGCAGTTCCGGCTTCTGGTAGGTCAGGTCATCGTCAACAAGAGGATCACGGTGCTGTGATGGAAGAGTCAGCTTTCGGCATTGTCCACAAGGGATTCAACAAGAACGAGAGTCGGCTCAAGGCTGTTGCTGACAAGACCAACGACCGTGGCTTCAGAGACGAAAAGTCGCGATTTGCCTTCTATCGGCACAACGCTGGTAGCTACGGGAAGATCACCGCTAAGTACAAGAACATGAACACTGCTGGCTTCAAGACTATTGACGATATGAAGCAGAAGGGCATCAGGGACAGCATCAACCTTGGTCGGAAGAGCAAGGAAGCCTCGAAGAGGGTTGCTGAGACTTACCGCAAAGAGAACCCGTCAAAGGGTATGAGGCGAGGTCTGTACTGGACCGACATGCATACGCCCGCGAAGCTGAAGACCATGCGGATGATCTCCAAGGGCATTCCTTCTGGTCTACCCAAGACCGCCAAGATCGGTGAGAAGCACGGAGGCTATGGCTTTCAGCGTCTCCTGGCCCACAATCGGGGGAAGCTACAGCTCAAGGGTGGAAAGACCCCGCGTGAGAACGCAAGGCGGATGCTGCATGAATACGAAGCTCCTCGAAAGAACAGGACACTTCCCTAATGGCTAATGTAGTTCGACTCAACAACGGTGGAGTCATCCAGGTCCGAACTGGTGTACTCCAGGGGATTGGTCCTATCGGTCCTCAAGGCGTCTCTGGTGCTACTGGTCCCCAGGGTGAACAGGGGCCGCAGGGAGAGACCGGTCCTCCGGGAGCGATCACCCAGTATCTGAGCAAGGCCACAGTCTCTTCGTCTCAGGGTGTAGTCCCCGATGGAGACACGCTCGTGGGCTTCGGGAACGTGGTCTACGACGACCTCAACGCCTTCGCTTCCTCGACCAACATCGTCCTCACTGCAGGCTCTGACTACGTGATCAGTTGCTGGGTGAAGTTCGAGCTGGGGGCCAACGCAGGAGATGGCCTCCGTGGGCTGTGGCTGCAGTCCACCACAGGGCCTACCACGCTGATCCGGGTACAGGACAGCGCTGTGGTCGATGACGCCACCTACGCCTCGTTTACGTGGCCTCACAGGGCTACCAGCTCTGAGACCCTCAATGTCTACGCTCGCTCTGGTGACGACCTTCAGGTCAACATCACCGCAGGCGCGATCTCTCTTGTCCAGGTAGGCGCTGGGCCGAAGGGCGATCAGGGTGAACAAGGTCCCCAGGGTCCTGTTGGTCCCGCTGGTATCCAGGGTCCTGCTGGTCCTCCTGGATCTGCTGGTGGGTCTTACACGTCTTACGGTGATCTGTACTAGTGACGGAGAACTACGATCACACACAGTCCCCTCGTCTTGGGCAGCGAGTGTCCTATGAGGGGACTACTGTGCGTATGTTCACCGGGTCAGAGCTGCCTGAAGTCAGTGTCCCCGGTCAGATCATCTTTCGTACTGACACCAAGATCCTCCAGGTCTACAACGATGATGCTGGAGCTTGGGAAGACGTTGCTGGGGGAGTAGAGGGAACTCTCACCTATGTAGGAGAGATTGAGCCGCCTACTCCCCCAGCCAAGGAAGGCGATCAGTGGTACGACTCTGCCAATGGACACAGGCTGAGCATCCACGACGGCACTGAGTTCGTCCCGATCCTGCTGGGCGCAGACGCCATTGACCCTGCTGATCTCCCAGAGGGAAAGTCTGCTTACCAGGTAGCTGTGGACAACGGGTTCGTAGGCACCGAGGAAGAGTGGCTGGCATCTCTACAGGGTGATCAGGGTATTCAGGGGCCTGCGGGTGATGATGGCCAGAGCCTGTACACATGGGTGAAGTACGCAGATGACACTGTAGGTACGAACTTCTCCAACGATCCCACCGGTAGGACATACATCGGTGTCGCGGTCAACAAGACCACATCCATTGAATCTGGTGACTACACCCAGTACCAATGGTCGCTGATCAAGGGTGATCAGGGTGACCCCGGAGATCAAGGCCCGCAGGGTGATGCCGGTGTTGATGGTAATGATGGTCGAGGAATTTCTTCCACCCTGGTTGAGTCTCGGGTAAGCACGAGTGGAACTACACCACCTACAGGTACCTGGAGTGCTAGTCCAGTAGCCACAGTTCCAGGTGAGTTTCTATGGACCCGGACCATTACTACGTTCACATCAGCGCCTTCACCGGTTACGTCCTACGCAGTGGCCGCACATGGTTCTACGGGTTCGCAGGGCATCAGTGTCACCGGGGTGTTCCCATACTGGGCTCAGGTGACCACAGGTAACACTCCTGCTGATCCCACTGGGACGACACCCTCTGCTCCCTGGCAGAGCACTGAGCCTGCTTATGTGGCGGGGACTGAGCTGTGGACGGCTGAGAAGGTCACTTACTCCAGCGGCTCCCCAACCTGGAGTACCAAGGTCAAGTCCTCTTCGTACTACGCAGCCACCTACGCGGTGGCCACTGCAGATGGGAAGATGCGGGTCTTCCAGGAGGCCGAAGATCCATCTGCGCTGCCAGTCAAGCGGCCAATCAGTAACCCGACGATGACGGCTGTGGACGATGGCGACCTGTGGTTGAACCAGACTGACGGTAATAAGCCTTATGTCTATGAGCATCCCACTGGTTGGATCGCAGCCCCGATTGGCCTGCTCGCGCTGGCCGAGACTGTCACTACTCCAGGCACGCTGCCTGATCACCTAGGTGGTTCCGATCTGGGTGGTACTGAGATCTCTGGTACGAACACGGATGAGGAAACTGGGATAACCACAGACCAGGGTCCGACAATCACTGCTGGTGTCTTCCGTACTACTGCGGAAGAGAACCAAGGGGTGATCATCGACAAGGCCGGTCTACGTGCCTATGGTCCCAGCGGTGGCTCCCCGTTCATGAACGTCGATCCTGCTGCTGGACTGGTGATCGTCGCTGGTGAGGGCACCTTCGACAAGCTGGTCACCACTGGTGATGTTCCTGCGGGGGAATCGGCTGCTGAGCTGGCTGGTCGTACGGACATCAAGACTGGTGGCGAGATCAACCTCAACGCAGGTGCTATCCCGCCCACCACTGCGCCCAAGCTGGACTACACCTACGACACCTTCCAGTTCACCAACGACGGGTACTGGGCTGAAAGACACGGCTGGGTCTACGACGGTTCGACCTACTACTACACCTGCCGTGATCCTGGCGGTGTTGGCGCGAGTATGCAGATCGAGCGGTGGAACGCATCCACCGGTACTAAGAGCCTGTCGGGGCCAGAGACTGTGGGCTTCACTCCCTACAACCTGGCCTACCGGGGAACGAGCCTGGTGGTGATCGGCCGCTACAACAGTTCGGCCTACTTCGTGCAGTCCTACAACACCACCACGCTGGCTCTGAACTACGAGTACCAGTGGAATCAGGTCTCAGGTACGGATGACCCAGCGGTAGCCATCGACTACAACGACACCGCTGGCAAGATCGTGATCGCCCAGTCCAACACAGTCGATACTCTTCGGTTCCGGCATTACACCTTCGCCAGTGGTGGATTGACTCTGGTCTCAACGAACGATCACCCCACCCCGTACAACATCAATCTCACTGGTCTGGTGCATCACCCTGCAGACCACAACTTCACCACTGGGCACGTTGGTTACACATTTTCGTCCAAGACCGGTGATTTCCGGACCATGGACGACACCACTCACGTTGAGGACGGCACTCGGAACTGGGAGACCGGGATGCCGAACAAAGTGGGCTTCCTGTGGGACAACGGTGCTGGGGTGTGGAAGTCCATCGACAAGAGCGGATTGATGCGGACCTACAGCACCCTCGACCGCTACGAGACCATCCAGAACACGGCCAACACCAGGCACATCGCTTCTACCTACTACCGGTCAGGCGTGCCCTGGGAGACTCCTAGGTCACCGGTATCCACGATCATCCCGCCCAAGCGGTCCAAGGTCACCGTAGAAGCTGCTGCGCTCCCGCTATCTCCTGGAGCTAACGATCCCAACCAGGTGATGATCTACGTAGGCAAGGGTTCTTCTTACCCTGGCGACACCAACATGATCCAGCAGCCTGCATTGGCTACTGGGGTGATCAAGGTCAACTACACCTCGTTCTTGACCACACCTGATGTCAATCCACCGGCTGCCAACAACTTTCCGGTCTCCGGTGTAGCCAAGATCGCTAGTGGCACCAAGCGCACCGGAGACACCGCTAAGCCAAAGTTCGAGGTCGATGGTGCTGGTGGTGGACGGTTCGACGGGTTGATCCCACCTGGGTTCATGGCTCCGTACGCCGGGAGTACGGCTCCGACAGGTTGGGCGCTGTGTACTGGCTCGTCTAATCCACTGAGCACTGCGCTTTACCCAGATCTATTCGCGACCATTGGTTACACCTACGGCGGCTCAGGCACCACGTTCTACCCGCCTGATACCCGAGACCGGACGTTGATGGGAGCCAGCGCGACCAAGACGCTGGGGTCTACTGGAGGCGCGGATACGGCCACCCTCGCTGCATCCAACCTGCCCGGTCACACGCACGGCGCGGGCACTCTGGGGACTACCACTACTGGCTCAGCCCACACTCACGACGTGCAGCGAGGTACTGCTGTGGGTAGCTCTAGCGGACGAGCTGCTGCCGGTAACACCACATCTATTGCCAACATGCCCAGCGAGACGACAGGCTCCACCCACACTCACGGTGTCAACGGGGATACTGGTACAGGCAATGGGTTGACCAATGATCCAGTGGACATCAAGCCCAAGTACCTCGCCGTGAACCACATCATCAAGCTCTAGGAGATCTCATGTCTTACCAGTCGATTGTGGAGATGGCTTCCTCCCAGTCTCTGATCGCTCGGATTGTGGCTGCCGCTGCGGCTGAAGGTCAGGATGAGCCGTTGAGTTGGGCTAACTCCAATATCTGGAAGCTCTGCTCGACCCCGGACTGGGATGACGCCTGGGACTACGCCAAGGGGGTTGCCAACATCAACAACAACCCAGACACCGGGGCTCGGAACGACGTGATCAACGACAACATGATCCTCAGTGCAGTACAAGCACTCAGGAACGCTCAGGCTGGCTAAGGCTGGGATGATGTAACTATGGCGCTTCCGGTCAGCAAGAACCTCACCATCTACAAGGGTGATACCTATCGGTTCTCCTTCCGTCTACGAGAGCGCACTTCTGACGGTGACCCTGGTGATTACGTGGATCTGGAGGGAGTCACCGCCAAGGCTGAGATTCGGGCTGAAGATGAGTCGCTGATCGCGGAGTTCGACACCACTATTGCTGACCAGTCTGATCCAGATAACACAGGCAAGGTTGAGCTGTACCTGAGTGCAGAGGTCACAGGCGAAACCAACTTCGGTAACGGTGTCTGGGACGCTCAGCTAACTTTCCCCAATGGAGATGTGCGGACCTACCTGAAGGGCAAGGTCACGGCGGTCAAGGAGATCACTCGTGCCTGACTACTTGGTAGAAGTTGAACAGGATTCGGCAGAACTCACCAGCGCCCCTGGTGAGGCTCTGGACATTCTGATCAGCTCAGATCCTGATGGTCAGATCATCTCCGATGACAGCGAAGTGATCGAGATTTTGGTCTCCACTCCTGAGCAGCTACTCACCAATGTGGTCACCGAGACCGTGGACGTTCTGATCACCACAGACAGCACCGGAGTGGTGGTCTCAGATGTTCAGGATGTAGAGGTTGTTGAGTTACTGGAGGACGGCCCCCAGGGTCCTCCAGGCCCTCCGGGTCCAGTGGGTTTCTACACCCACGTACAGACAAACCCGGCTGCGGAATGGCCCATCAACCACAATCTCGGAGCCCGAGCGATGCCTACACTGATCCTGGCTTCGAACCCCAGCGAACCAGTGTTCACCGATGTGGTGTTTGTAGACGAAAACAGTTTGCTCGTCCAGTGGACTCAGCCTGAGACCGGCTGGGCGTATATCTAGGAGATCCCATGCCAGTGAAGTTCAAGAAGGGTATTGATCTACAGAATCAGCGGGGGATCAATGCAGCAGACCCGACCGGTGCTACCGATGTTGCGAACAAGCAGTACGTGGACAACCTAGTCTCTGGTCTCTCCAACAAGCGCACGGCGCGGCTGGCTACCACTGCGAACGTGAACCTCGCCTCTGCGCTGGCCAACGGGCAGAGCCTGGATGGCAAGAGCATCGTCACTGGTGACCGGATCTTCGTGAAGAACCAGACCACCGCTTCGGAGAACGGGATCTACATCGCTCCTGCTTCGGGTGCGGCTACTCGTTCCACGGACTTTGATGCCGGATCAGAGATCCCTGGTGCCTTCATCATCGTCAACGAGGGCACGGTCAACGGCGACACCATGTGGTTGGAGACCACGGATGGTCCGATCACGGTCGGTTCTACCGCGCTGTCCTTCACCCCGATCACTATGGGTGTCACTTACACCGCTGACGGCAATGGTATTGAGCTGGGTGGTACCACGTTCACCATCGAGCTGGATGGCACCACCCTGACCAAGAGCGCTGCCGGTATCCGGATCGGTTCTGGAGCTGCTGGAGCTGGTCTGACGGAGGCCAGCGGCGTGCTGGCGGTCGGTCAGGGCACCGGTATGTCGGTGGCTGCGGACACGGTGGGTATCGATACCTCCGTAGTAGCCCGGAAGTTCGCTGCGGACTGTGTGGCTACCACCAACCCGCAGACCTTCACTCATGGTTTGGGCACAGACATCCAGGTAGAGGTCTGGGAGTCCACCGAGAAGGTGTTCCCGGATGTCACCAAGGCAGCCACCTCTGGTGGTCAGGTGACAGTTGACTGGGGTGGCGCTCCTACCTCGGCTCAGTACCGCGTGGTGGTCCTCGGCTGATGCCGAAGTTCAAGAAGGCCCTGCTTCTCCCTGAGCAGAGTGCTCCGGGTACTCCTGCCACCGGTCATGCAGCGCTGTACACCACAGACGGCACTGCTCTGCTGATGAAGGACGATTCCGGAAACGCGATCACCATTGGTCCTGGTGGTGGGGGTGGCGCTACTCCTTCGGTCAACAACGCTTCGTTGACTTCTCAGGGGCCAGGGTTCGCTGCCAGCACCTATCTCGCTGGGTCGAGCTGCGCGATCCCCAACGGCAAGCTGAAAGCTGGTACCAAGTATCGCTGTCGGATGTCGGTGACGAAGACGGCTGCTGGTGTCGCTACTCCGAGCATCGCCATCTTGATCGGTACCAACGGCAGCGCATTGGATACCCAGCGGGCCAGCGTTACCTTCCCAGCACAGACAGCAGTCACGGACAACGGTCTTATCGAGGTCTTCGCTACCTTCCGATCAGTTGGCTCAGGCACCAGCGCAGTACTGGTCATGGTCGGGGCGATGATGCATGACAAGGCATTCGGTAGCACTGCTTCTACCGGTCTTTCTGTGCTTGCTTGTCCTGTAGTTAACAGCGTTGGTTCTGGGTTCGACTCAACAGTGAATGGATCGTTTATCGGTCTTGTATTGAATGCTGGTGCCTCTGCGGCGTGGACGATCCAGATGGTAGAAGCCGAACTCAGCAACCTCGCCTAGTCTGGGATGAGACGATGACGTAGAAGGAGGAGCTATGGCTACCACTACCCCGCTTCAGGGTCTTCCGATTCCGGAGGATGCAGACGACCCGAATATCCCTGCTGATATCACCGCGTTGGCCAACGCTATCGAGAAGCGGCTGGCTGGGGTTTATAACAGCGTTGCTGACCGAGATGCCAAGATCACTGCTCCCCAGGAAGGCCAGCTCGCCATCCTGAAGGATGTAAACAAGATCTACGTCTACTTCGACTCAGCGTGGACTCAGATCTACCCGGCTGCTGGTCCTCAGATCACTTCCGGTACGACTGCTCCGACCGGTGGCTCCAACGGCGATGTCTACTTCAGGTACTGATGACTCTCTATTACAACAACAACGGCACCTGGGAGACGGTGAATAGACCCTTCGTGAAGGTCGGAGGGGTACACAAGCCTGTCACCGACGCCTATGTGAAGGTCTCAGGAAGCTGGGAACACGCCTACGAGCACGACACCACTCCCTCGTCTCCTCCCGAGGTATCCCTCCAGCTCATCCAGAACCGGTACATCAAGGTTGGTATCAGGCTTCCCGGTGGAGCGAACGACACGGACTTGAAGAGGGTTCGTGTCCTGGTTTCCCGCAAGGAACAGCCGAAGACTCAGTTCGGTACTGGATTTCTCTACGAGCCTGACACTGACTGGAAGAACGAGCCGTGGAGCGACTGGTGGTACAACGACTCCAATCCGGCAAGTAATCAGAACCACCTAGATTCCTCAGACTTCGATTACAAGCAATACCCGGTCAATCCCACCGCCAACACCAACCTTCCCGGTGGCCAGTACTACTACTTCTCAGCCTGGACCGAAGACGAGAACGGCAACTGGTCGGTAGGTACCTTCTCCAAGATCTGGATGCCCAAGACCGAGACGGTGGGTCAGAAAGTCATCAAGAAGGAAGCCAACATCCAGGCGACTGCCGCTGGCTCCGCTGGGGTGGATGGTGCTAGTTACGACTCCGGGAAGCTGATCGTTCGGGAGTCTCCGCGTTCCGATGGGTTCTGGTTCTACGGGAACAAGATCGGGAGCTTGGTCGGAGAGCAGGGTCAACCTACGGTCACCAGTGCGAAGATCAGGATCACGCGAGAGAACGACACTGGTCAGCCTGCGGCGAACGTGCGCTTGTTCTGGCACGAAGAGCAGAGTGAGTCGGACATGCCGATGAACGACTCCCTGATGAACGACATCACGCTACTTGGAACGATCAACAAGGGTGAGTCGAAGTGGTTCGATGTCCCGGCCTCGTATCTGACTAAGTTCAACACCCAGCTCAAGGGGTTCGGTCTGGTCTATGGCATCCAGGCCAGCGACTACCTGGAAGTATCTGGTCTAGGCACCGATATGCGCTGCGGCGAAGTGAACATAGTCTGGGAAGAGGAACTGTGAATGGAGACATTTCCCGTGTTCCTTCTTGGTCCGCTTGGCGGAATCGGGTTCGGCTTGTGGATGTTCTGGATGATCGCCACCGGGAGACTGGTGACCCGACGCGAGGCCGATGCCATGCAAGCAACTATCGATTCTCAACGAAAGACGATCCACAGCCAGGGCGAACAGATGTCTCTCGTCATGAAGGAGACCGCCCCTACCTTGACCGAGTTCCTCGAAGATCTTCGTGCCGCTGTGGGTACGGAGACGGACATCGAGAAGAGGGACGTTTCATGAAGTGGCCTTGGGACAAGCGTGCGGAAGAGCGCGAGCAGGAGGCCCATGAGGCCCAAGAGAGCTTCATACGTGCTGAGGAAAATCGGGAACAGACTCAAGATCTTGCGAATCGCGCTCGGGTGCAGCGCGAGATGAATGGGTGGACCGAGAAGGTCCTAGAGATCTTCGGAGGTTAATGTGCCAAATTCTGGGTGGCTTACCGCGTACGAGTGGGCTCTGATCGTAGCGGTGGCGGGGCAGACGGTGTTCTTGGTGGTCTACGGGACTAGGCCATGGTGGAAGCATTACGTGGGCAAGGCTCTCTTCTTCAAGAGTCTTGCTCTGGGACTCGCGCTGTGGATCTCACTGGGGAACGTCGTGTACCCCGGCTATCCACATCAGATCGAGATCGCGGTGATCTCCATTTGGCTGGTGGCGATCACCATTGTCGGGCAGTGCATCGCCCTATTGCTGCAGGTCGGTCACGACCGTTACGAGAAGAAGCAATCTAGGCGGGAGAAGTTCGAACAGACTCAGTGAATGGATATGGTGCGGACACTGGTAGTAACCGCCTAGGAGGATAGATGGACTACCCCGCACCAAGTCCCAAGTACCTGGGGCCACCCGCTCATTGGTCTGAGGGTGCCAATAAGCCGATCCGTAGAGTTGTCATTCACTCTACGGTCTCTCCTTGTGAGCCCGGAGGAGCTGAGCAGATTGCTGCATATTTCCGTTCACAGTCTGCTGGAGGTAGTGCGCACTACGTGGTGGACCCGGAGAACACCGTTCAAGCCGCCTACGACTCTGTGATCTGCTGGCACGCCCCACCGAATCAGAACAGTCTAGGTATCGAGATGTGCGATACCCCCGGTCCTGTTCCCACAGCAGATGTGGGCAGCACTACGTGGAAGAAGCTCAAGGCGAGCTGGCGATGGACCAAGCCCAACCAGCAGAAGATGCTGAAGCGTACTGCTCGCCTCACGGCGAAGCTCTGTTTGGCTTACAACCTTCCGCCGTACTTTGTGACGGCTAAAGATCTCAAGCGCGGGGTACGGGGTGTTACCACTCACGCAGAAGTATCCAAAGCTTGGGGTCAAAGTACTCACTGGGACCCTGGGTTCTGGCCACGGACAGCGTTCATGCTGATGGTCCGGTCTGAGGTCAAGAGACTGAAGAGGAAGCACAATGCCTAACCACAAGAAGGTATCCGAAGGGGTAGCTCGTCCGGTGCGCACCGGCGTCCAGGGAGGCACCGGCCTCATCCTGGCCCAGTTCATTGACGCCTGGATCTACAACATGAACGACACGCAGTTCGGCACGCTCGTGGCCATATTGACGGTTGTACTCAGCGCAGCTCAGACCTTTGTCGAGGATTACACCGGCAAGGGCATCCTGCGCGCGATTCCACCGAAGGAGGTGCCTGTTGTGGATAGGGATGAACGTGGCGTCTGGCAAAGCAGCCCGATTGTTTGGGTGCTGGCAGTAGTCGGAATCGTACTGCTTGTGCTTTTGCTTGCTGGAGGACTCGACCTCGGTCGGTAAATAGACGTGGTGGGGAGGGAGATCCCCGTCTGCCCTCCCCATCACCTACACAGGAGAAGAATATGAGAAGCGTGCAGGTAGTGGGGCGGTTTGTAGATTCCGATGGGTTGCCGCTCAAGGGACGGGTCAAGTTCTCTCCCAGTCGGCTGTGGGTGACCGAGGAAGAAGTTGCGTGGGCGACTCTGCACGCTGATGAAGAGCTGGTCGAAGGTCGGTTCGCAGTCGAGCTGACTCCCACCCACGGACATGATGACTTTGCTTGGCACTACACGCTGGACTGTCCAGCAGGCCGATGGACCATTCGAGGTATCCCGGATACCAAAGACGTGATCTTTCTGGCCGACTTCCTTCCGGCTAGGTTTAGTAAGTGACGATTGCCCTTGAACGGGGACCGAAGAACGAGGAAGAGCTTTGGTACCTGACACAGGCTCTCTGGGGACACCGCATCCCCAGGACGAAGGTATGCCCGGACCACGATGCGCCCTTCGACGCATTCGCGACGGCGTACTTCAGCCGAGAGCCGCAGATCCTGATCCATGGCTCCCGTGGACTTGCAGGCAAGTCGAGAACCCTGAGCATCCTTGGTTTGACGAAGGCTGCAATTATGGGGGCCGATGTGAACATCCTGGGTGGCTCTCTGAACCAGTCGAACAACATCCACCAGACGATGCGAGACGCCTGGGATTCTGAACACGCTCCTCGGTACCTCGTACAAGACGACAGCATGACCCTGATCAAGCTGCGCAACGGTGCCAAGATCCGCCCTCTGACCGCTTCTCAGAAGACCGTCCGTGGTCCTCACCCTCCGTTCCTTCTCCTGGACGAGATCGATGAGATGGACCAGTTGATCCTGGACGCTGCTCTCGGTCAGCCCATGGAGCAGAAGAACTGGCGTGGTGAGTGGATCAAGCCCAACACCACCATGTCCTCCACCTGGCAGTACGCGGACAAGACCTTCGCGGAGATGTACCGGCGTCACCAGGAAGAGGAGATGCCGATCTTCACCTGGTGCTACCGGGAGACCTCCAACCCTGTGGATGGATGGCTACGCCCAGAGTTCATCGAGGAGAAGAAGCGGCAGATCCCTGCCGAGATGTGGAGAGTTGAGTATGAGCTTGGTGAGCCGTCTATCGGCAACCGTGCGTTCGATTCTGAGAAGGTCGAGGAGACATTCTCTTACCCAGCGCCGACCGAGGAGACGACTGTAAAGAAGGCCAAGGACTTCGAGCAGTACCGCTTCGAGGAGTACAAGATCGATCAGGACTACGTGATCGCGGCTGACTGGGCCAAGGAGCAGGACTTCACCGTGATCACGGTTTGGAAGTGTACGAGGCTTCCGATGGAGATGGTCTACTGCGTGAGGATGCGTCGGCGTCCCTACCCGGTGATGATCGAGTACTTCAACCGGATCATGCGGAAGTACAACGCCGAGGCGATCCACGATGGAACTGGTCTGGGCAACGTGGTCCAGGACTACCTGGACGTACGCGCACGAGGCTTCCTGATGACCGGTGCCAAGCGCGACAACATGCTTACGGAGTATGTGAACGCGGTGGAGAACGACAAGGTTCGGGCTCCTCGAATTGAGACCGTATACAAGGCACACCTGTACTGCTCGGTCGATGACCTCTACTCTCGGTCTAAGGAATTCCACCTTCCGGATGAGGTCTGTTCTGCTGCTCTCGCCTGGAATCTGGTGAGTAAACGAGCCATCGCTGTTGAGCCAGTGGTCCTCCCGAACAACCAGGACCCGAACTGGATGGCGAAGGAGATGGAGACGAACCGGAACAATGACCGGAAGTCGGAGTGGACCATCGGACAGGTCCATAAGAAATCAGACGAATTCGATGAATACTCGCTCATGGTCTGATCTGGAACATGTGATGGAGTGCGTAAGCTGCGGGCATATCTTTGATCCGATTTCTACCCGGTGGCTTTGCCCTGAGTGCAAAACGAAGAACTCCTGCTGTGAGGGAGCCCCTCAGTAGGCTGGCACCGAACAGGAGACTATAGGTATGACCACCACTCGTCCTGATCGGGATGTCACGTTCTACGACGACGTTCCTGAAGCCGGTGAGGTCCAGCAAGTCGATCCCATGATCGAGCTGGGCGTCACTGGTCTTAAGCGAGCCGGTGGCATTGTCGATGAGGAGTTTCTCCCTGCACTCCGGGGTCGGAAGGCCATCCAGGTCTTCAAGGAGATGTCGCAGAACGACTCCATCGTGGGTGCTCTGCTCTTCGCCATCGACAAGCTCGTACGCGAGATCGAATGGAAGGTAGTCCCCGCAGACCAGACCGATGAGTCTGTGAAGGCCCAGGAGTTCCTGGAGTCCTGTCTGGACGATATGTCCCACTCCTGGGATGACTTCATCGGTGAGGTTCTCTCCATGATCACCTACGGCTGGTCATGGCACGAGATTGTCTACAAGCGTCGGATCGGACCCTGGGAGAAGGACGGGTCGAAGCGATCCAAGCACGACGATGGACTGATCGGATGGCGGAAGATGCCCATCCGTTCTCAGGAGACCTGGCTCCGTTGGGTCTTCGATGACACTGGCGGGATCAAGGCTCTGGTCCAGCTCGCTCCTCCGCACTACAAGACCGCTGTTATCCCGATTGAGAAGAGCCTGCTCTTCCGTACCAACCTGTCCAAGGGCAACCCCGAAGGTATGTCCCTGCTCCGTACTGCCTATCGATCTTGGTACTTCAAGAAGCGCTTGGAGGAGTTCGAGGCTATCGGTATCGAGCGAGATCTGGCTGGTATGCCGGTGGCTCGGGTTCCTGCTGACTACTTGAACGCCCCCAAGGGTTCAAAGCAGCAGAAGACGGTCGAAGCCTTCAAGCGCATGGTTCGGGGTGTGCGACGGGATGAGAACGAAGGTTTGGTTCTCCCTGCTCAGTACGACCAGGAGACCAAGCAACCCCTCTTCGACTTTGAACTGATGAACTCCGGTGGCTCTCGCCAGTTCGACACCACGGGCATCATCCAGCGGTACGAGCAGCGGATTCTGATGTCTGTGCTGGCTGACTTCATTCTGGTCGGTCACGAGGGTGTCGGTTCCTACTCCATGCACACAGACAAGAGCGGCATCTTCCGGGCCGCTCTCAACGCCATCGTGAAGACCATCGCTGACACCTTGAACCGTCACGCTGTGCCTCGACTGTTCGAGGTCAATGGGTGGAAGATGGATGAGCTGCCCAAGTTCGAACCTACGAACGTTGACCCGCCTGACCTGCAGCAGCTCGCTGCGTTTATCTCCTCTACCGCTGGTGCCGGTATGCAGTGGTTCCCGGACCCGGAGCTGGAGAAGTTCGTCCGAGACATCGCTCGCCTGCCTGAGATGACCGACGAGACGGTCGAGTTCAAGCGCGAGATGCTGATGCAGGAGCAGGCGATGACCTACGCCGAGGGCCAGATGGGTCTGCTGGGGATGAAGCAGAAGGCTGAGATGACGGCTGAGGGTTACTCACCTGAACAGGCTCAGATGGCTTCCGA